AGGACAATGAGTAAGACTAAAATTAAAAGGAATTATACTTTTGAGTATAACCCAAATAACAACATCGTAACAAAGACAGACGTTGAAACCGGTAACAGTTGGAGCTATCCGTCCAGATCTGCTCCAAGGAAGCCTACGTTCTCTGCCAAGAACGGCATCACTGTAGCACAGCTACAAGAAGCTGGACATAACGTGAGAGTCAAGCATATGCGCTGGGCTATGTATACCCCACATGTAGGTAGACAGAGTGTAATGGCTGTACCATCAACATTCAGAAAAGACTATAACTACTTGTGTTTCCCTAAAGGGGGGTTTACACATGTTGTTATTAAAAAGAGTGATGGCGGCTACATCTGTGTGAGTGGCGAATGCTCTATTGATGATCCATTCTGCTATGCTGCTGGTGTGGCAGCGGCACTTGACAGGTTGACTGCACTAGATATTGCTTCACTCAGATTATAATATTTGGCAATGAGTAGCGACTATCAGCAAAAGCTAAAAGAAGTAGAGAAACTGATTTCCAAGATGGATCTTCCATTGTACAGGAAGTCAGTAAAACATAACGACGATGCAAGATGGTTAAAGAACAATCTGAGTGTCAGAAACGCGCAGCATAAGAATTATGCTAAAGTTGTGGAGATTCTCGAAAGTTTAGTTTAACTTCCCCAAAGGCTCCTGGAGGTCCAATCCCTCCGAAGCCACTTTTTATTATGTTATTTATAGGATTCGACAACGGAGTAACAAGCAATGGTATAGGTGTGGTATCTTCAAGTGGAGAAGCCCGCCTGTACAAACTGCCTGTTAAAAAAGAACTCAGCTATACAAAAGAAGCAAAGCATATCTCAAGGATAGATTACACAGCACTGTGTGGGTTATTTGGAGATATTGTGGCTGACTTTAATGAGCATGTAGTGCTAGTAGGACTGGAGAGACCTATGGTCAACAGTACTAGATTTAATGCGTCCTTGAGCGCTATACGCGCTTTGGAAGCTACCTTGATAGCTCTGGAGGCTGCGCAGTGGTCTTATGGTTATATCGACAGCAAAGAATGGCAGAAGGTGCTATTACCTTCAGGAATAAAAGGCAGCGATGAGCTAAAGAAAGCTAGCCTGGATATTGGTAAACGACTGTTTCCTAAACTTAACATAAAGAAAGATGCTGACGGACTACTGATTGCAGAATATCTCAAGAGAAAAAATACTAATCAACTATGAGATCTACAGATGCAGCTTAACTTTCTGACAAGTTATGAAAACAAAGCTAAAGACTTAACTGAATCTCCTACGCAGTATTCTTTCTGGGACGAGAATTACAACATTCAGAAAATTCCTAGAAAGCCAGAATACGGCGATGTAGACAAATTCTTTAATGACTTAGATTATAAAAAGGTACCAGCCTACAAAGACTACTGGGAAGAAGTATCCCCCAAGAACGACAGTCAGCTATTCCAACGCTGGCTGTTTGCTTTTATGAGTGTGCACACTTCCTGGCAGGCTAATGTAACTGGATATCACGCTATTAAAAAATGGTGGGAGTGGATGAATAGATGGGATGACCTACATAAAGCTATAGACGATAGCCGTGTAGGTATGCAAAACAACAGGGTAAAGTACATCTCGGCGTTCTCTCATAAATTCTGGAAAGACCCTGGGCGATACAAGAAAAAGCATGGAGAATCTTGGGAGGATCTGAGGGACAGGCTTAAAGACCATACACTAGGGCTAGGGCCAGCTAAAACTAGCTTTGCTTTGGAGATGTGCTATCCTAACCAGGCAAAAATAACTTGTCTTGATACGCACATGTTCAGAGCATATAGACTAGACCAAGTAAAAGACCTAAAAAAGTATAGTACAATTGAACAGCATTGGGTAGACATGAGTACCATGTGGAACGTTCCGTCTTACATCGCAAGGTGTATATACTGGGACGAAAAGCAAGGACACAAAGACAGCAGATATTGGAGTCACGTATTTGAGGAATAAAACTATTATGGAAGAATCATTCGAAGAGCAATTCAACAGAGTATTGAGTGAGATGGTGGAAAGTGGGGAGCTCGACTCGGTTACTATTAAAGAACAGCGATACTATAAGCTTAACAACACCCCTACTCAGGATATACAGCACTATGTGTATCGTGTAAACGTAGGTCGGAAAACCACAAACCAAAAACTAGTTTATAAAAAAAGCGGCAACACTCTCGTACGTAAATTTAGGCCTTTACATTAATTCTGTAAGGATAAATAATAGTACTATGCATGAAGAAAACGAAGATTGGTACGAAGAAGACGAGCCTAGAAATGCGTCAAAACAAGAGCCTAATTCAGAAGAAGTGCAAAAAATGCTGCTAGAGATAGACAGAAAGACTAAAAATCATATCCGCTATCTCATACTGGAAGGGTTCATCGAAACAACAGACAACCCAAAGGTGTTTAAATACACACCAGAAGGTCTTGTGATGGTGAGTGCACAGTATAAGAAGTTGAAAGAAGAAGGCTTGATCTAACCGCTTCTTGCCGATAATATGGTACGCTAGTGTAAAAGCTAGCGTACCTAATCAGCCAGCATAGCTCAGTGGTAGAGCACCGGTTTTGTAAACCGTAGGTCCTCGGTTCAATCCCGAGTGCTGGCTCCAATTTTAAATGTATTCCTGGATCTTCACATTCCTGTCAGTTTTCGTAATAAACGTAGCCTATACTTATTACCTAAAAGCTGTACAAAAAAATAAAATCATGCTGGCCAGCTCATGGTCCATGTTTATAAATATTGTTGCCAGTGTGGTGGCTATAGGGTACATTCAAGATCATTGGTTACTCATTCCTTCCTGTGCCGGCTCTTTTGTAGGAACAATGGTAGGTATGAAGATAGACAACAAGCGTGATGTCGCCTAGCGGCTATGGCACTTGCCTTGGGAGCAAGTTATCGAAGGTTCGAGTCCTTCCATCACGACCATTTAAATTGCTGCTCAAGCAGAACTAGCGTATAATAGTATGTGTAGGTTATTAAAATAATAAACATATGCGAAAATACGGCTATATCAAAGATAAAGAGGATGCTAGAGACTATAAATTTCTAGCCAGAGCTACACCACCTGTAGTTTTCAACCCTGTAGATTTACGCCCACTTTGCCCTCCGGTTATGGATCAGGGTCAGCTAGGTGCCTGTACAGCCTTCGGTACAACAGAGATGGTGAACTTTGTAAGAAAAAAACAAAAGTTACCTAATTTTACACCTTCACCTTTGTTCACGTACTATACAACAAGGCAGATTGAAGACACTGTAAACTTAGACTCTGGTGCAATGGTCAGAAACGCGCTAAAAAGCGCTGTGGTTTATGGTGTGGTACAAGAAGAAAAGTGGCAGTATGATATTAGTAAGTTCACGCTAGCTCCCACCACGGAAGTTTACGCCGAAGCTTTAAAGCATCAAACTTTACAGTATAAAAGAATTAATGATGGAGACCTAGTTGGCATGCAGCAATGTCTGCTGGAAGGTTATCCGTTCACTTTTGGTGCTATAGTGTTCCCTAGCTTTGAAAGTACTTCTGTAGCTAAGATAGGTATAGTTCCCACACCTGCACCTAAAGAAAAACCTTTAGGTGGACACTGTATGCTTTGTGTTGGCTGGAAAAAGCTCTTCGGTAAAAGTTATTTCATTGTTCAGAACAGTTGGGGAAAGAATTGGGGAGATAAAGGCTTTTGTTATATTCCATTTGAATATATAGGTAATAAAAACCTTGTAAATGACTTTTGGACCATTAGACTGGAAGAAGCTTAGCAGCTCTTTAACATTTAAATCGCGAGATAGTGAAGTGGTAAAACACCAGTCTCATAAGCTGGAGTCAGAGGTTCGATTCCTCTTCTCGCAACCATTTGTGCCTTGAGATCCCTTCCTACGCTGCGTAGCAGAGTAGAGGCCTCAAGGTTTCTTTTCTCAGTAACCACAACCCCACTGGTATATAGGTCGGGCTGTGATTGGAATGTAGCAGCCTGTAAATCCTGCTGAGATTTGCGACACATGCCCCCTGACTATCTCGGGGTGAATGGTCCGGGCATACTCGGACGACAAGTTGTGTGACACTGGGAGAGACTAGACAATTTATTCCTGGATAGCTCAATGGTAGAGCGCGTTGCTGTTAACGACGATGTTCCTGGTTCGAGTCCAGGTCCAGGAGCATAAAGGGTAGTTATACTGTTAAGGACACAGTCCAGACTGTAAATCTGGCGCAGCAATGCTGGGTGGGCTCGATCCCCACACTACCCACCACCTAAGAATTAATATGAGTGAAGAAACACCAAAAGAACGACCCATAATTATATCAACATCCAACGTGTATCGCCCAAAGGTGACGCCCGTCGTTGGAAAATTTTATTATATAGACTATGTAGATAAAGAAATAGCTACAGGGTCGTTTGAAGGTATAGCTGAGTGCGTTAAAATACACACAGAAAATGCTGCAGGCAAACCTATCAATCCTCCGATGTATGAGTTTGTCCACATGGACCCTCTCTATAAGAGCAGAGGTAAGCAACGGATGATTCGTAGCTTGTTCCTTGAAGAAGAGATAATCATGGAAGCTAGACCTTAGTACACTGGCCTTTGGTGTAATGGTAACACAGGAGATTTTGAATCTCTTATTCCAGGTTCGAGTCCTGGGAGGCCAACCAATTTCCCCCTAATAAACAGGGCGGGTAGAGAATAATCTCTACCCGCCTTTCTTGCGTACACACATGAGCACAATACACACAATAACTTGGGAAACGTACAGAGCTATGCAGAACAGAATAATCTGTCTTGAAAAGCTGAATAATGAAATCATTCCCCTCAGAGCAGACTATGAGGTAGCTACCGAGATGATTCTCTTGGCGGCTGAACGTGAAATAGATCGGTTGAAGCAGGAAATTAAACAACTAAAAGGAGAATAATATTATGGCATGCATGGGATTCCCAGAAGATAGCGACCCTAGAGACGAAGAACCTGAACACGAGTGCCCTAAATGTGGAGACATTCTAGAGGTTGAAAATGGGGAGGCACACTGTAGAACTTGCGATTTTCATCACGAGCCTGAGCCTCCAGAGCCTCCTGACTACAGCAACTACGACGGGCCAACACCTAACGATAACCTATGAGTAACGTAAACCATCCAGATCACTATAACCAAGGAGAGATCGAGTGTATCGACGTTATCGAACAACTCGGCTTGAGCTTCTGTCTAGGTAACGCCTTAAAATACATTTGGCGCTGCGAAGATAAAGGTAAAAAGATAGAAGATCTTAACAAGGCCATCTGGTATATCGACAGAGAGATAGCAAACACACGGAAGGCTATTTATGTGGAGAAAGAGAGAAATAATGAGAAGAGCAAACTGGAATCATAATCACCCACCTAAAGAGCCTTCACATTTTGAGGTGTTTGACGACGGTGTGTTGATATACTCAGGCAATTACGATGAGGGTATGAAGCTTATGGAAGAGGTTTCACCCATCGCAATGCTGAGGGCTGAGTTGGAAAAAACAAAGCTGCAGCTAGAGAAAGCCAGGGAAAGACTAGCGATAACTGAGAAGCAGCGAGATGCTGCGTCTCAGCTACTAACCGATCTGAATGATCTAAACGATGACTCAGATAGATCTACATGTGTACACTTCGTACCAGTAAGTTTGACATGCGAGGAATGCTCCCAAAACAAACGCTCAACTCTTTCAGATAGATACCTAGAATTGTTGAGCTTGGTAGATGGAGCTAAAACCATAGTAGAAATATATACACCAGGGGCAGGTACGTATACTGTAGGTTGGAAAAAGCGCTGGCTCTCGAAGGTTCGTGAGTTACTAGCAGAATACGTCAGCAACAACAATAATAGTTATGAACAGAGAAGAATTGGAGAATCTTAGAAATAAGGGTCCTTGCGTATGTGCAGCGCCAGATTGCTGGTACTGCTCAGCTATAGGAGACTTTAAGTTTCAATGGGCCCTAGCAAAAGCTGAACGAGATATTTTTGCTAACCAATTACAAAGAGCTCTTGAAACTGCGGCGGCCTTAGCTGAGTATACAGATGACCCTGAGAAGCTGGGTGACTGGCGCATAATGCTAGAGCACCTGGTTTCTGAAGTTCATTGGAAACATAAACAACCAGAAGAAAATGCCGGCTAAATTTGAAAATATAGAAGTAACACCAGAATTCTTGAATTCAAGAGGGGATATATACTATGTCTACGGAGACAATGGTAGCAAGCAAGGAAGCACAGACGCAGCCAAGTTGCGAGGACACCCAAGAGCGATAGGTTTCATTGTCAGGAAGGCTCCGGATGATGCCGCCAAATCTTGTTTTACTCCAGAAGAGTATGTGAAACCCTTCTTTGATCAACTAAAACAATTAAGCACACATATTGTCAACAACAAGCAGCAAACGTTCTATGTGTCGAAACTGGGTTTCGGCTCGGCAAACAAACACTATATCTGGGAAAGATTAGTTTATCATAACCTGGTGAGTGAGCTTGGAGTATATGACAATGTGGTATTCTGCTGGGAACAGGAAAAACTAGCATCAAACTGATATGGAAAAATTAGCAGTAATAGCAAAAGTATTAGAGCTAGCTCCTATTGAGGGAGCGGATAGAATAGAGCGCGCCTCTGTGTTGGGTTGGCACGTTGTTGTTAAAAAAGGAATGCACAAGGTCGACGATCTTGTGGTTATGATCTTCCCTGACTCATATGCACCTAAAAGATATGTCGATGACGCCTATGTCGGAGAAGAGAAAACTAGGATCAGGACAGTAAAGATGCGTGGGCAATATAGCGCAGGGTTAGTCTTACCGTTATATGAACTAACACAGGCGGCTCTAACCTCATCAGACACTCCCCCAGAAACCTGGGAAGAAGGTATGGAGGTAAGTGTTTGGCTAGGTGTTGAGAAGTGGGTGGCTCCCGTTAGTGCATCCCTAGGAGGAGAAACGAAAGGAGACTTTCCTACAAACATAGTAAGAAAGACTGACGAGCTAAACTTCCGCAGTGAACCTCAGGCCCTAGAGGAGGCTAGAACGTCCGGTAGCTTTGCTGGTGTTGAGTTCGTGGCTACCTTGAAGTGCGACGGTAGCAGCGGAACATTCATACTCAAGAATGGTGAGTTTCGTGTGTGTGGTAGAAACAGAGAGTTTATAGAAAATGAAGGTAATAGCTTCTGGAGGATAGCCAAGAAGTATAAAATTGAAGAGATGTTGCGAGCTGCTCCTGTAGAGATAGCCTTGCAGGGAGAAGCTTGCGGTCCAGGTATTCAGAAGAATCCGCTTAAACTAGACGAGCTAACCTTCCTGGTCTTCCAGATCAGGGATGTTACGAATCACAAATGGTTCACCTGGGATCAAGTCAAACAGCTGTGCAAAACCCACGGAATTCCTCACGTTCCTGAAGTAACCAGGTTCATGTTCGGTGCAACGGTGCCAAATATCGAGGATTTGCAAGAGTTGGCAAATAACGCTAAGTATGACAATGGACGAGCTAATGCTGAAGGTGTTGTAATCCGTCCAGTGGTACCGATCAAATCAGTAGCACTACAACAAGATTGGTGGAGTCTCAAAGTAATGAATCAACCATACGACATGAAGAAAGGAAGAGAATGATGAAGCTATTACAATTAATTCAAGCAGACGACAATCAGTCGATTTATATTAAAGTGGAAAACCTAATAGCGTTTTCTTCTTACGCTGAGGGAGCAGCCATCGAATTAACCTCAGGCTCAGTGTTTATGGTGAAAGAATCACCTAAAACTATCATAGCTCTACTCGATATAGCTGCACGCGGAAATCTAACCACGATTGACAGTTCAGACATAACAATCTAACAATATGTTAATAGCAAGAATATCACAATACTCAGGAGAGTTTAGAGAACTGGATCTTGATATCACTCAAGAGCAGATAGACAAATATAACGAAGGAGAGCTACTACAAAATGCATTCCCGAATTTATCTAAGGCAGACAGGGAATACCTCAAGTCAGGAATCACTGACGAAGAATGGAAAGAAATGGTCGGCGGATTCAGTGATGTCGAAGACGAAGAGGAGGACGACAATGAATAAAGAACTAGAAGAAAATCTGTACAAGGATTTCCCTGATCTTTTCTTTGAGAAAGACCTACCTATGACAGAAACATGTATGTGTTGGGGCATAGACTGCCGCGATGGTTGGGAGCCTATACTCAGAAGCGCTTGCAAAATGTTAACATGCAGGAATTCTCAGAGTGTTCGTTTAAAGCCAGCCTTGCTTAATAAGCTATGGCTGAAGTTCACAGCCAGCGTTAAACCCCTGTTTCGATGGCTGGAGAAAAAGTTAAAAATCCCTCCCTACAGGATCACCCTTCCTGAACCTCATTTATTTGACAGATTCCCAGGCTGGGAAGTTAGGTTTACGCAAATAAAAGAGAAGTTTGGTACCCTCAGAATACACTACTCAGTGATCCCTAAATTCAGTGAAGAAGAAGTGGTCAGATTTGATCCGGCCTCAATAAATGAAGCCAATGAAAGGTTCTGGGGATATGTAGACGGTGTCACAAGTTTTGCTGAGTATATGAGTAGCAGGACTTGTGAAAAAGACGGTAAGCCGGGCAGACTGATAAGGTCTGGTTGGTGGTGCACACTATGTGCAGACTGCGCACCTGAAGAAACAAAAAAAGCTGAAAACGATGAATGAGATTTATTTCACAAATAAAGGACATACAAATAAATTAAATATTCCGAATATCTGGCCCACAAGAGAAATAACTCATGTGCGGCCAGAATTCTTTAATGGTAAGAAGCTGGTGCTGCTGGTGGACCCTATATTGGTAGACAAGGCCTATTACACAGCAGCGTTTCAAATCTATGATGCGGAGCGAGTAAATTATTATACACTAGGAGACGGCACTAAAGTGATGATGAATGCCGGGTTTATGTGGGCCTATCTTATACAAGGGGATATAACTATAACCACAAGAAATATAGGCCCTGCAGGTCTTCTGAAAATGGATGCTTTGGAAAAAGCCCGTTTCTGGGCATATAGAGACGAAGCTTTGCAGCTACTTAAAGAAGGAGTTGCGGAGTTTGATAGGTACTTTCGTGTACAAAAATATAAAAAATGAGAACATTACTGGTTAATGCAATAAAAACTCCGGATGGTACAATACTCGAATCTAATCACAGACACGACTACACATCGTATCTGGACAAGAATGGTGAGTATTACTTTATAGATGGTGGACTAGACTACACACGCCGCAGTGTAAACAAGGAACCTGCAGAGGATGCCTGCGTTTATACTGACGATCCTCACGAAAAAATCAGAGAAAGATTTAAGTGGGGAACACGAGGTAAGGATGGTGATGAGCAGTTACACTGGATACCTATCTCCACAATGTCTACAGAGCACGTAGATACTGTGATAGCTACACAAAAGCACATCAGGTCGACGGTTAAAAAAGTATTCGTAGACGAACTAACCTACAGAAAGACAATTCTAAACGAAGAAAACAAATAACATGGAACTTCCAAAGCTATATAAAAAGACAGCGACTGGAGCTACTCAAGAGTGGCAAATATTCATCGAAGACGGCCGCTATCACACAGTTAGTGGGCAGGTAGACGGTAAGAAAATAATCAATGCGCCTACCAGGTGTCTTGGTAAAAACATTGGCAAGAAAAATGAAACCACTCCTGAAGAGCAGGCAGAAGCTGAAGCTCAAGCCAAGTGGCAAAAGAAATTGGATGAGGGATACGTCCAAGATGTGGATGCTCTCGATGGTGCCAATCCTTTGCGGCTGGATCCTATGCTTGCTAAGGATTATGAAGACTACAAGGATAAGCTAGTGTTCCCTGTATACAGTCAGCCCAAACTTGACGGATTAAGATGTGTTGTCACAAGACAAGGGGCATTCAGCCGTCAATGGAAGCTGTTTGTTACATTGCAGCATATCAGAGATGTTGTGCAGCCGTTGTTTGATATCTACCCTGACTTACTCGCCTTGGATGGCGAGATGTATTCTCACGAGCTAAAGGATAAGTTTGAAGAAATTGTGAGTATTGTTAAGCAGCCAAAGGCGTCAGCTGAAGATATTGAGAAATGCAAACGGTCTGTACAGTACCATGTGTATGACATTATTACCAGTAGAGATCATCTCTTTAACCAGAGGCAGACAGACCTCAGCTTGATGCTTAGGGGACTGGGCAGTCCTTATGTAAAAGCTGTAAGCACTATAGCTGTACACAATCAAGCAGAGCTAGATGCACTTAGTCATCAATACATCACTGAAGGCTACGAAGGGCAGATGATTCGTAAATGGAATAGCCCATACCAGCACAAGCGTACAAAAGACCTACTTAAACGTAAGGACTTTCATGAGAACGAGTATGAGATCGTAGGCTTTAAAGAAGGTAAGGGCAGCCGAGAAGGCTGCATTATCTTTCGGCTGGCCATGAGTGACGGTAAAGAATTCGATTCTGTTCCTGTGGGCGGAATTGAATATCAGAAAAGGTTGTGGACTCGCCGTCTAGAGATTCTGGGAATGCAGGCAACTGTGAAGTATCAGAATCTCAGCAGCGACGGTATTCCACGGTTTAATAATACAATTAAAATTAGAACAAAAAACCTCGAAGAAGTAGCAATCTAACCAAGCATTTATGGAACACAATAACAATTACGTATCTGATAAGGGTGTAAGAGTACAAGTTGTGAACGGTGAAACGCAGCTTTGTGTAGACGATATCCGTACAATACTTTGTGCGGAAGTGGCTAAACTACCAAAAGAAGCTAGACCTATGGTCACTGCTGCCGGTGAAGCTAGAGCAGCTATAGATATTCTTACCAAAGATCTTGGAGGACAAATAGACGATTTCAGAGCAAAGTCAAAAAAGCATCTAGAAGATCTGCGTGGGCTTAAGTTTGCTACTGTGGCTGAAGTTACGGCCATGAAAAAAGAGCTTGCTGACATGCGTACATTCTTTTTGGGAGCTGACCACGATAGAGAAATCGCCAGACTGCGAGAATTCGTGGACCTCTGCGAAAGAATAGCCAAGTTAAAATCTGCAGGAGTATTAGATGCTGTGGCAGATACTGTACTTAAATTAGCGTAACCTTTTAGATTAAAAATATGGCAATCATTAAACCGCAACCGCGTAAAACCTCAACCACAACTACAACAAAATTCGTCGTATATGATAGCTTTAATAACGGTATCTATATCGAAGACTCTTTTGATGCCACACAAGCAAGATTGTCAAACTGGCCAACCAACCGACCTGGAGATATTGGAGATTTAATGATTATGGAGGTTGTGAGTGTATATCGCCCAGTGCGTCAGCAGGTGAAGCTGCAGAAACTGACTGAAAAAGAAATCCCAGCATATTTCGATAATGAGTAACCGTAGAGATCAGATAGACGACTGGGTAGGTGAGCACTACCCAGATTATGAAATATTGCTGGCTGACGGATTTGAAGAGGCATTCAAAGGAGTAGCCATTCAATTCAATACGCCAATAGCTGTCTTTGATAGGCAGAAGTGTATCGAGATTCTTATGCGTGATATGAGTGAAGATGATGCATACGAATACTTCGAGTTTAATGTTGCTGGTGCGTATGTAGGGGAGAACACGCCGGCGTTTATGGAATTTTTCTCCCCAGAAGAGTAGAATGAAAACAACAATACTATTAATAATTACCGCTCTAGGTGCGGTTGCGATAACACAGTCTTTTAACGGACCTAAACTTCCATTAAAACCAGCAAAAGATGAGTTGCCTGAAGTAATCATTAAATCACGTAAGAGTCAGGCGCAGGATTTTAATCCCACATTAGCCTGTACGCGGGGTCTTCCTCCAGGAACAACAATGAGTAATTACGGTACTTCCTACGAATACACTGACGAGCATGGTGAAACCCAGGTGACAAGACACTGCAATAAATGTAACGCAGGTGTTTATGCGCAACATGAAGGTCAGGATGTTAAGACCTGCTCCTTTTGTGGAGAAAAAGAATGAAGACGTTTCAAACTGATAAGCCAGGCTGGAGAATAGGGCTCTTAGTGTTAGGAGCCATCATAGGTTTCGCTACAGGTATTATTGCCTCAGCTTTACTAGGAGCAGTTTTAATTAAATAAAAACATGAATAGCACATACACACAACGAGACACGGTACTTTTAATCAGTGGGAAAGTGGCGATGTATAACTCTAAAATTGACTGGCCGGACCTTAATTATCCAGGATCAGGGCAAACCATTCTAAGAACCTTACACAATATCGATTACGTACACATGAAAGTGCAGCTAGACGGCCCCACAGGTCCTTGGTTCTACAAGGACAGTTTACCTGAAGGTGTGGGGTTTTATAAAAAAATGACTAAAGATGCGCAAGGCTAGACTAGACCCCATTCAAGCAGAAGCTACAAGAATGTTTGACGCATTCATTAATGCAATAGCACTACCCACCATCTATAGCAGGGCAAGCGTAGCTCTCCTAATCGATGAAATAGGTTTCCAGATAGAGTCAGAAGGACCAGACATGGAAGAAGCTGAACTAGAGACGATGAAACATTACGAACGCTATCTCAAAACGCTATGAAACCTAAGGTAATTATTCTCAGAGGTCTTCCAGCCAGCGGTAAAAGCACATGGGCAAAAGATTTTGTTGATCGTAATCCTGACTGGATGAGGGTCAACAAAGATGATCTTAGGCTCATGATGCACAACAGCAAATGGAGTAAAGATAATGAGCGCCAGGTGTTACTGATTCGAGATGCAATAGTCGAGATGGCGTTGACTAGTGGACATAGTGTGGTGGTAGACGATACTAACTTTGCTAGCCAGCATATTTCCAATATTCAACAGCTTGCAGACTCTTGTAGTGCAGCCTTTGAAGTTAAAGACTTCGATGTCTCATTATCCGAATGTTTATTGCGTAACCGTAATAGAACCAATCAAGTTCCTGATAAAGTTATCATCGACATGTATAACAAGTATGTGTTGCCTAATAAACCTAGGGTAGTGAACAACGAAAACTTGCCTCCTGCGATTGTCTGTGACCTGGATGGTACATTAGCCATCCACGTAAGCAGGGGTCCGTTTGAATTCGATAAATGTTACGAAGATGCTGTTAACGGTAGTGTATTAGACTGTATCCATAATCTTCGTAGGGCAGGGTACAGGATTATATTTGCGAGTGGTCGAGAAGACTCTTGCAAAGCTGAGACCAAGAGGTGGCTGCGCGATAAATGCGAGTTGAGTGACTCTTGTTATCTGCTCTATATGCGTGAGACAGGAGATAATCGTAAAGACAGCATCATTAAAGAAGAAATCTACAAGCGAGATATTCTTCCTGAGTACTATGTCTCATTTGTGCTCGATGATCGACAGCAGGTTGTTGACGCATTGAGAGAGATGGGGTTGCAGGTATGGCAGGTCGCACGAGGCGACTTCTAAAGTCAGTAACAGGGGGTGCGCATCTTTCACGCACATTTTATTATGAAACAGTGGCCCAAAGTTGGCAGCAAAGTGAAGTTCAAAGGCACACACATGTTCTGGTTCACGAATATGGTCAAAGATGCCGAGGAGCTTCTAGAGATTGATAAAGAATATACGATCTCTGATTTAAGACTAGCGTCCAGCTGGTGCAGTGTGTGTTTAGAGGAATTCCCAGATAATAAATTTCCTCTAAGCTTCTTCACATACGACAAAGAACTAACAACAGAAGAAGCTTGTTCTCTGGGCTAGTTTCTAGAGGACAAGTGGGAAAGAGTAGTAACTATTGAGTATTCAACAAGAAAGAAAAAAATAGACGAATAATATTATGGGATTAGACATGTACTTGACTGCCGAACTATATATTTCGGAGTTTGACGACGACAACATAGCGCTGATAAACAGCATCAAACAAACTGCGCCTCGAGGTTTGGGAGAATTTACGCCAAAGAAACTATTGTTTGAAATAGCCTACTGGCGTAAAGCCAACGCCATACACGGGTGGTTTGTTAAGCATGTGCAAGACGGCTTAGACGAGTGTCAGACCCGCCACGTTAGCCTTGAACAGCTTCAAAAGCTTAAAGACATTTGTGAAAAGGTACTAGCAGACATTAGTCTCGCTCCAGAGTTATTGCCTGCGACCAGAGGCTTCTTCTTTGGTGCTTACGAATATGATGAGTGGTATACCACGGATTTACGGAATACTGTGAACAAGCTAGACAAGATTCTCAAGAATCCTGACGCAAAAAAGTGGTTTATCGAATATCACGCAAGCTGGTAGCAATCAATCAAGGGGGTGCGCATCTCTCACGCACATTTTATTATGATCACACTTAAAACGTTAAAAGACGCAACCGAACAAGAAGTATTTGATCAGGTTGCAACACACATTCTAAAACAAAATGCACAGTCGCTCATGGGCACTATGTGCGCATATCGAGGAGATGGAGGCCTCAAATGTGCAGCAGGTTGCCTTATCGGAGATGATGAGTATTCTAGAGAATGGGATGAAAATTTTATTAGTTGGCCAAGATTAGTTACGGCAGGTGTAGTTCCTCACCTGCACGGCGCATTGGTGGGTCGATTACAACAGATACACGATAGTTATTATCCAGAGCAATGGAAAGCTGCCCTAGCTAATGTTGCTGATTATTTCAAACTCAATACTAACGCATTACTTAACTTCAAATAATAGTATGTTTGGACCAGAAATGTTTGATGGTTTTGGAAAAGGCTTACTAGTGATACTCTTAAGTGCGATGCTGTTATGCCTTGGCGTGGGTATTGGTGTGAGCTATTTGATCGGCAAATACAGGCCACGCGTCTCAGTCATTGTAGAAGTAAAAGAAGATAAATAATATGAATACAATTTACAAATATTAAATAGATGAAATTAACAGAACAGCACAAGCAGATCATCCTAGATGCAAGAAAATGCATCATGGAACACTATAAAGTTATTGATGAGATCGAAAAGAAAGTTCTTGAGGGTTTGGGAATTGAGGAAGATAGTAATGCTCATTGTGAATTGATAGACATCTTTCACAATCAATATGTAGTAGCAATCGAGGGCATGGATAGATTATTAGAATTGGTTGCTCTTTATATGGAACAAGATAAACAAAAAAAATTAAAAGAAGAATAATATGAACGAATTTTTTGAATTGCTAGAAGCTGAACATAAAGACGCCATGGACTCAATCAAGCACATGATTGACGTCGAGGCTCAAAAATATCCTGAAGACAAGGATGCTGCGATACTTTGCAAGTTCCTGGTGGATAGTACGGACAGGTATGCAATGATACTGGAGTCTGAGGTGTTTGATGGTTTCTACGACAACGCTCAAGTTTTTGAGTCGTTGTGTAATAGTATATATCATTCACTGACTGACGACGGCGATATAGCCTTCGTACAGGTGAACAACCATTGCCCTGCTATCGTGTTTCAGTCTCGTTGGGAGCTTAAACTAGAGGATCTAGTATCAAAAAACGAGCAGGCAATGTATGATAGATTAAACAAGTTCAAAAAGGAAAAGGGGCTGCCTCCTCACGAAAACACTATATTGTTCTTCAATAACGTTTACGAATATATAGCAGCAGTCGATCAGTATCGCATAGATTCAGAAGCTCAAATGCGGCGAATCGATGAATGGAATAGAATGCGGGGGAGATTAGAAGGTAGAGAAAAACCAAATATGGATGAAGTTGAATTTGGAACACCTCACTTGAAAGAAGACTAATATGAAAGAGAAATGTTTTGCTTATCAGAATAAGAAGACTCAGGAATGGTTAGAGATTAACCCCAGCATTAAAATATACTATGAAGGATACGGATACGGGTATTCGATCTATGACGCATTTGACAAATCTGTATTGTATTGTGCTAGGAATATTATTGAAGAAGATTTCTCTAAAACTAAATTAGAGAACAGAGAAGATTGGCAGTTGATGGAAGTTGAGATTGAGTATAACTTCTTCGGGATTTAATCAGGTTAATAAAAATAAATATTAATATATGAAATTATTTGACACTGAATATAGAATCGAAATTTACAACGAGGGCAACGGAGAGTGGCAAAAACATGTTTCTGGTTTTCTTTCAAAAAATGATGCTATTGCAACATTAGAGCAAATGCGCCAATTTTATGATAAGTCTGTGTATCGTTTGGTGGAATTGACCATATCAACAAAAGTACTTGATGTATGAAATTTGACCGAGACAAGCTAGAAGAGGAAGTCCTAGAAAAAGTTAAAGAAGTCAATGAGGAGTCGGGCTACCGCCCTTACTTTGAGCTGCCCGAATATGTACACATCGTTGCTTCTATTATGGAAGATAAGTTTAGAGTTGAGTATGATGATCTTGTGAATCAAATACATCTACTCTCCAAAGAGCTAGACAAAGCTCAGATCAAAGCAGAAAATTTAGAAGAAGAGTTAATGCAATTAAAAGGAGACATGGATGTGATAACCTTATGAACGAAGAATATAATAAATTAAAAAGCATCACCGATAGAATCCTTAGCGAATTTCCAGTTGGAAACATTACAGAGCATACTATTGAATCTATTCCCGATAGGATAGCTTATTATTTAAAAGAGCTTGCTGAGTATACTCAAAGAGTGGAAGATTGGGAACAGTGTGCTGATAATTTAGTTGACTACGCTCACGAATTTGTACAAAACTTATCCGCATGGGGTAAGGGTTACGATAGATACGATAAAGATATCAAACAAGCAGAAGATGCTATTGAAGAATATAAAAGATTAAAAGATGAAACGTAATCTAATGAATGAACTAACGGAAGGTATTGATGCTTTGGCTGAACGGAGAAAAACGGAACGAGAAAGACTAGACGAGAGATTAGGTAAGAATCAAGAACGTGTAGAACAAGAAGAAACTTTTGCTCCACATATGGATGAAGAACAATACATTAACAGAGATCAACTTTTAAAAGATTATGC